TAGCAATGACCTTCGTTCTCTGTGTTACGATGACCGTCATGATGCAATCATGGGTCTCTCGGCCGACGATCAATTCATCGTCCGACAATGCCTCGCGTTCTTCTCCAAAAGAGAAGACCTCGACATTGGTATCGACCGAAAACGAGTAGCGACTGAAAAGTTCATCGCTGCCGAGCAACTGTGTCGGGAGACAAACGCTCTCTTTAGGGCTTGGTCGCAGGGAAGACTACAATTTTCCCCGCGTGTTGAGCAGGTTCTTCACCTTGCTCAATATAAAATCGCCAAGCTCCTAGGTGAGTGCCCGTCCCTCGATGCAGTCCGGTTACGTTTTGGACCGGGGGCGACGACCGCAACGCCTAAGAAAAACGCCTGCCCAGTTGTAAAACTGAAGAGCGGCATACAGTGTAGCACGAACTTTCCTGTGGACGATGTACTGTCCAGGCCGGAGTACTTCAATCCGGCCGTTGATCAGGACAAGAACGATGTTGAGGTTGCGATACACCTCAGCAAAGTCGAGTTCGTACCTAAGAACGCCAAGACATATCGTGCTATTTGCGTGGAACCTATGTTTAATTCCATGCATCAGAACGGTCTTGGAGATCTCTTGGCTGCACGCCTCAGGCGTGTCGGCATTGACATCGCAGATCAAAGCGCTAACCAACGCGCCGCGCTCTACGGGTCGATTTCCGGAGAATCAGCAACTCTGGACTTGAGTTCTGCTTCCGACACCGTGTCCGTGGGATTAGTGAAACACCTTTTCCCCGACACGTGGAGCGATCTACTTCTATCTTTGAGCACCCGGGAGGGTGTCGTAGACGGAAAGATGACAGTTTTCGAGAAACTGTCTTCGATGGGAAACGGTTTTACCTTCCCTGTCGAGACCATCGTCTTCTGGGCTCTTGCCCAGGCGGCGAAGGATGTGATCGCCCCTAACCACCGATACCGTGTTCTAGTCTATGGTGATGATATCATCATCCCAACTAGCGCGGTACCGCTCCTTCGAGAAGTGCTTCGTTGCTGCGGCTTCCTCCTTAACTCATCAAAGAGTTTCTGGGAGGGGCCGTTTCGCGAATCATGTGGTTGTGACTACGTTCTAGGTCAATCCGTTCGACCTATTTTCGTCAGTGATGCCCTTGAGGGCGCTGACTTCTTTAGGCTCCGGAACTTTTTCCATGCCCGTGGCGATAGTCTCGCCACGTTCTGGGAGTCCCGGATCGATCCATCCGCCCGTCTTTATGGCCCTAGTGGCTATGGGGACGGTCACCTCCATTCAGAGGTGTTCCCGGTGATCCGAAAGGACCACTGGGGTGCGGATATGGGGGCGATGTTTGAGACCTATGGGCGTAAGCCCAAGTCTCTAGATCGCCGTGTCGTCGAGCGTCTTGCCGAAGTCGTATCGTATCGTCCCATGGAATGGGACGGCGATACACGGAGGTGGGTGCGCAGCCGGAATAAAATCCGGTTCCATAGTTTCCATGAGAAATACTATGGACTAGTGCGTAAGCTCGCCACATACACAGCCATGAGGGCTGAAGACCGTGTCCTTATTCTGACACCTTCTGACGCGCTACGAAGTCGTGGCACGCATGTGTATTCCGATCGTCGGATGCCGGACCCCCAACCAGGTAATGAAGGAATCTTCACTACACCTGGGGACGGGGCCCGCATTAAACAACGGGTCTACATCTTCAAAACCGCATAAATTCCCGCAAGGGAAATAATGCGACGGAGGCCATTGGCTATAAAGTG